AGAGATATCGATCTCAAAACCAGCGCGGCGAAGCGCTCTATACATTTCCTGGAGACTTATTGCCCAGGCATCTAATGCTGTATATGTATCGAGGTCTATAACCTTTTTACGAGCCATAAGATTATTGTGACTTATCGCAAAGGATTTCGTAGATTTTGTCGACGCGTGTCTCTAAACGATTTATGGCATCTTTCATCGATGAGCCACTATTCGGCTTTAATTCCGCTAAATAGTGTTTAATCATAAAGTTCAGCATGGCAGTTATACCACCCAGAACCGTCACGATCGCTACTGCAAGTGCAGCATAATCTTGAGCCGTCATTTTTTAGGTGTGGCATAACCAAATACGCCTGCAACAATCGAGCCGAGAATTGCCCGGTAATCCAAAGCAAAGTTAGAAGTAGTTCCCCATACAGCTAAGAATGCGCCGATTGAAATTATTGCTGGGTGCTTCATATTCATTTGGTTTCTCCTAATAATGGGATCTTAAAGAACGAGCCATCTTGATCACCTTTGTTAGTGAAAGAGATATGGCAATGATGGTTGTGCGGATTGCTTCCCTTATATTTTCTCCAGCGCCAGCCCAAGCGAGATGATGCGATTCGGCCATTGAATATGACATAAGAGATGCGCTTCTCTCCAGACTTTGCAAGGAGTCGAATCTGATCTGCAATATCGGGCATGAGATCGGGCTTGCCGCTCTTATGGACATCTCGATCAACATCGATTGCTCTAACAGTCCCAGTCTTTGGATCAGGGTTGTGATCGCTAGGGCGCGCTGAATGACGGAGATCGCCGATCCATCCATCGGAACGCCTATCACGATCTGGGAAGGTGTCATCAAACTGTTCCCTTAACTGTTGAGCAGCTTTAGATAGTGTTGGTTTCATCCAAGTAAAAGCGCCGCTTCATCGGCATTAATTCCTAAGCGAGCAAGTAAAGCGGTCTTCTCGGATGCTTTTGCTTCTAATTCTGCTTGGTTTGCCTGTTGTGCAAGTTGCATTTCTGCCCAGGCTTCGCAAGCCGCATTGTATTCAGCCCCGGTCAATTCAATTTCTTCGCCATTAACGGTTTGCACCATTGTTGAATTTTCTGCTTTGCATTGTGCTATTAGTTGCGCTTTAGTAGTCATGTTATGCCGCCTCATATACTAGAACAAATCGGATTTCATCATTTGTTGTAAAAGTAATTGGGAATGTTGAGCTAATTGATGATGCTGCATTTGATCCGCTTTGCGGTGAAAGAATTGCAACATTAGTTGTCGTATCCTGTTTTGCTTGACATATGTATTCATTAGTAGCGGCATCTAATACATAAGCAGATCCTATTGCATTTGTATTTGCTGCCGTAACTGGCAAGGTAATTCTTGGCTGAGTTGCAGTAATGCTTGTTGTTGAACCAAAAACCAATTTGTAATATGCAAAAACGAATTTGCCGCTTTGTCCATAACGTGCGGTAACTGTGCCATTCCCAACTGTTATGTTTGTGTAGGTTGGAGTCCAAGCCGCGAATGTGAAAGCGCCACTAGCAGCCGTTGCCCAAGCCAACCCGGTCGCAGCAGTTGAATCGGCAGTCAATACCTGGCCATTTGTTCCAACCGCTAAACGTGCTGGAGTGTCTGCTGCTGTTGCAGTAATTAGATCACCTTTAGCATCAAGGATAATTAGCGGATCAACAGCAACCCAGGAGAAATCAAGGTCTGTGCCTGATGCCTTAGCTAGTACTTGACCAGTTGTGCCGCCTTTAAGATCCACCATTGCGGTATCTATATCTTGGCCAAGTGCAGCAATAGCGGTAGCGCCATCCTTTACTAGGTCTGTGGACTGAGGGATATCCCACCCAAAGTTGGTAGTTGTTGTTGCCATTACGCTACTGCTCCTATCGCATTTAGCCAGGTTAGGCTCGTGTTAAGTGTGTTCCAAGTTTCCGCTGCATTGACCTGTTCCCATTTTACCGCAACTTGTGAGAAGTTCACAGGAGATGCGTTGAATGTTACGGTCAAATTGTTGAGCGAGGCTCTGAATGTCCAGCCCTCAATGTAACCCTGGAAAGATCCGCCCGTGATGTTTGGCGGTAGATTCTGGATCCAAACTGGCTGACCTAAGAAGATGTTAATTAAGGCATCTCTATCAGCATTATCGATCTCAGGATTTCCAAGTTCAAAAGTGATGCTTTGAAACTTGGGATAAGGGAAGGCGCGAAGATCGATATAACGATCGGCCAAAAGTACGGCATCGGAATTGTTTTTAATTCTAGATGTGTATTGCTCAGCATAAACTCCAAAAAGAGTTTCGCTCTCTGTATCGGTAGCGGTATAAGTATGATTGCCGTTAGTGCCAGAAACGATAGTAAAACTATTGCGAATATCTCCAGCGCGAGTAGTGGCTGCCAAACCTACGCCATTAGCGTGGTTAGCATCAAGCGTGGTGTATCCGTTAGCAGCTAAATAATCTTGGCGGTGAGTTTGATCTGCATACCCGATATTGCCGTTTGCATCCTCGTATAGAACCGCAAAGGCTGAATTAGCAATAGCGGTACATAATGAGTAAAGATCTGTGTTAGAAGATGACCGGGCTATGAGTTCATAATCGCCTGGTTGGTCAATTTCACCTAGGCCGATATTAACTGCATTTAACCAAGTCTCGGTAGGGTCATAATTAGCCCAAGTCTGAGCCGCTGGCACTTCATTCCATTGCCCTAATAGGTAGCCCGAAAGAAGCGTGTAAATCTGATCTCCGTCAAAGTCTGCAGATAAGACTCCAGCATCGATGATTCGAGGAAGTTTAGATAATGCTCCAAGGGCTGTAATAGTTGCAATAGTTGTATAACCCAAGTCCCCCGCCTGATTAACTGCAATAGTAAAATCAGAGATAAACCCGCCAAAGATAGGTATATAAGTCCCAACTGAATTAGTTACCTCAACTGTGATGCCAGTTCCAACGGTAAAGTCATAACTTGAGTTATTAAGGTTCATCAACTGTAACTGACAATAACCCGCAACTGGCTGAACGTTAATATCTGTACGCCCAGAAGTAATTACTAGGTTAGCGATAGTTACATCTGTTATCTCAACGCTATTAACTAGAACCTTATAGGTCGGAGTATATGCAGTCATTAAACGAAGGCCGCGCTGCCCAAGGTTCCTCGAGCGTTAGAATCATTTAGAATGCTGACGATCTGACGGGCTGCGGATTCGCTATCGATCGCGCCATTAACCGTAATGTTGGTCGTAGATACTGGTCTGACGTTTAGGTAACTTGGAATACCAGAAGGAGTAACCGGGGTGGTAGGCGCTGATGGAGAAGATGCTCCAGAGAATGACGAATTGCTAAACGGATTCAAATTGCCAGCCAGTTGCTTAGATAGATCGATTACTCGCTTAATCGCATTGTAGAGATTATTAAAGAATGTCACTACGCTGGCAAGGCCATCAATAAGTCCAGAGATTGCCTTACCGATTATGCTCAATGCTCCGCCTAAAGTCTTGCTCAAAACTGGCGCTAATACGTCTCTGGCAAATTCTGCAACTGCTTTGAATAAAGTAAGAAGCGGCTTGAGTTGTTCGCTGTTGTCGCTTAGCGAATTCTTAACTGAGTTAAAAGCGCTGCGAAGTCCGTTTGTGATAGGGGTTAGGAATTCAATTACTGGGCGCAACTTCTCGCCTAGGTTATTTGTAAAGTCTGCAATGGCTGGAATAACTCTACTTACGATTACTTCGACCATAGGAGTTATGGCAGTTAGGATGTAAGAGCCTACGGTTTCTTTACCTTCATCGAATGCCACTTGCAAACGGCTTAATTTTCCTTGGAATGTATCTGCCTGCTTTGATGCTTGGTTTTCAAAAGTCCCAGCAAGTTTGGCTGTGATCTGATCAAATGAAAGGGTTTTTAATTCAGCCTTATCAATTCCAACGCCTAAGCGGCTAAGCCCTGCCAGATTGCCTTCCTGAGCCTTTGAGAGGGCTTCTGTGACCGCCTGTAGAGACTTACCACTACCAGCCGATATATCAAGGGCTAGGGCCTGTAACTTCTGCGCCTTATCCACATCTTTAGTTGCTCGAGTTAAACGATCAAGCGATGGGCGTAACTCATCATCGGCAACGCCAGTAGCTAGAGAAGTTTGCAGAATAAATTCTTCGGTGCTTTTAATCTGGGCATCGGTAGCCTGAGTAACGTTTCTTAAAGTATTGGCTAACTTGGCTTGGGCTGCTTCATCCTCAATGGCAGACTTAACTCCATCGATGGCTAACTTGCCAGCATAAGCAACTGCTGCTGCGCCTGCGGCTGCAAAGGCTAATCCAGCCTTCTTTCCAAAATCTGAAACCTTATCGCCAAAGGACATAACATCCTTGTCGGCCTTATTAAGATTCTTAGTAAAGTTATCGACGTCAGCAAGAAGCTTGAGCGTTAACGCCCTTGTACCTGTTGCCATTAGCCCCACTCCTTCAAAATCTTAGAAAACGATTCAGTCCATCTAGCCACGATCTGAGGTTGGATCTTTCTCAAAGTTGGATAAATAAACCAGCCCTTAGAGCCTCGACCTTCGCGGCCTGACCAAACAGGGAACTGCTTATACTTATTAGAACCAAATTCTGTACCGCCCCAAATATCTCTAGTGGTTGCTCCACCTGAGAACTTCTGAGAAGCGAATCCATAAGTAATCTCACCTATACGGCTTGACTTCTTAACCCGAGAACCCTGAGCAATACGGCCTGAGACTTTAGTGTTATTACCCCTGCTTGCAGTTTGAATAACTTCAGCCCGGGCGAATTCAGCCAGAGCGCCTGATTGGCGCTTGGCCTCATCGTTTGCTTCTTCACCCATATTCTTTAAAGCCTTAAAGACTTGACGAAGTTCAGTCTGGTCTAGTGCTACTAGCTCACTTGCCACGATTGCGCTCCTCTAGTACTTCTATTGCTGTAAGAATATCCTCGGCACTTTGCCACTTATCCATCGGGATCTGTGTTGCTATTGCCAGTTCAATTAAGAGTCGGCTTACGCTCCCTCTTGGATGACTTTTGGGTTTCCTTCACCTACTTCGACATCCACGACTGATTCCATCCAGACATCGAGTGCCTTAGTTGGCTGGCCGCCTGCTTCGCGTTTCATTGCTGAATGCGTTACATAAAGAATGTCCCACATGCCGCCAAATTGGGAAATAACCTTTTTAGTTGTCATCTCCCACTTGGCGTAATCAGGTGGGCGAACCAGGTAAGTGGTTTCGGTTCCGTCTACATATTTAATTGTTATTTGCTGTTGCATTGCTTGCTCCCGTTTCTATTGTTTAGCTGAAGGTTTCTGTTACTGCGCCCTTTGATACTTTGAAAGTAAAGTCTACTGTCTGAGCATCTGTTCCAGCGCCACCTGCTGTAGGAAATTCTGGCATGATTGGGAACACGAATTGAGCGCCTGTAGCTGCTGTTAGTGTAACGGTGATGTCTGTGTCTGGTGCTGATTCAGCAGCAGTCCATAGTGCTTCGCATACTGAGTTAGCCTTACCCCAGTCAGCAAGCATTGAAAGAGCAAAAGTGCCTTCTATGTTTGTTGTCTTATAGGCTTCGCCATCGAGAGTCTGGTATGTCTCGCGAAGGTTGGTCTTTGTTAGAACTGCTGAAGTTGCTTGTGCCTCGATATCTGTTCCACCTGTGAAAGATAGAGAAATATCGCGCCCTGTGATTACTACGGTTGCCATATTATTTTCCTTTAGTTTGTTTGTGTATAGTAGGTAGAAACTCTGATATCGGCCACCAAAACATTGGAAGGGCCAACTTGAGTTACTGTTGGTTTTTCAACCGATCCGATTGTGTACCCAACTGGGATCACTTTCAGAACACTTATGACTAACTGCTCGAGATTGTCGAGCGATGCTGGATTGCTGTTATAAGCAACCGCGACTGAGACTACAAGGTTAATTTTAGTGTGAAGCGTTGTTTTGCCGATTGTTTCCAATTCAAGATATGGAGAATCCGGTACTGTAACCACGAAAGGAACCATCGGAGCCTCTGGAACGTAGGCATAGACATTGCCTGCAACGCTTGCAAAGGCTGTAGCTAGTGGTTGACGTACTGTGTCTAGGATCGTTGATGCTGGCATTACTGCACCATTGAATCGGTGTCGATAAACGGCCCGAGAAGTCCTGACACTCGATTGAAGAGGCTACGGCCTAAGCGGTATGGGCTTACGGTTGTAAAATCTACGCCTTCGATCTGCCCACCTGGAGCAATACGAGACTGAAATACTTCTACTGATACTGCTAAGACTGCTGACTCGACTGCGCTGTTGCCTACATAAGTAGTTGCGCCTGAAAGAGTTGCCAAGCCTGATGGAATTACCTTGCGCTCTGTAATGTCTGCGTTTGTAATTGATACTGTAAAGAAGCCGTTGAATTCTCTATATGAACCATCTAAGAATATGCGTGAGTTAGACCGCAATACGAATGAATCGTAATCTAAGTTACTTGATTCTAGGATTGTAAAAGTGCCATTAAACGGGGAGCCTACGCCTGTAACGACTACGCTCTGACCCGCTGAAAAGTTGTTATCGCCTAATACATAATATGTCGCAATGTTATCTTGGAGCGCCACGACATCGATCGGGCTTGAGTACTTAACCAGCATAGGCAAGATAACTGCCTCAGCCGTATCTATTACATCCGTTAGATATGCGTCATTATAAAGGGCTGTAGAGACGCCAAGAATAGACCTTAGTTCAGCTACGGTTACGATTGTTGCCATCTCTACATCCTCTCTATTAAACGACTGGGGGAGCCACCGGGAGCAGCAGCCCCCCCATGATTAGTTAATTAAT